GGGGTGCTGCCCGCGCAGATGCGCATAATGGGCCTCGGAGAAGTGCTCATCGGGCTGCGCTGCAGGGTTTGCTCCGCCAATCAGGCAGGCAATGTCGACGGCATCGGCGAAGCGACGGATTGGCAAGCTGTCGCCGCGCCAATCCTGAACTGATTTCAGCCCAGCTTCGAGATCGACGCAAACAGTCTGAGCAGCAGGCAGGGTCTTCAGCAGCGTCGTCTTGCCGTAGCCGCTTGGGCCGAACAACGCCACGGTGGTCTTGCCCTGCGCCTCTTCTAGGCGCTCATCGGCAGAGAGGATGCGAAGGCTCATGCTGCGTCTCCTCTCGCAAGAGTGACCTTCAGTGCACCCACCTTCACGGTGCGCGCAGGCTCAAAGCCGTCGCGCCAGGCACCAGGCAGCGCGCCGTACTTGCGCTCCGAGACGGTCAGCTTGGTGTCGATGAACTCGGCTGGGTCTTCCCCGCTGTCGGCAATGTTGCGGGCGATCTGTGCCAGCTTTTCCTGGTCCCACTCTACGCGCTTCGGCAGAACGGCAACGATGGTGTAATCACCGTCTGCCAGACGCACCGTGCCGGTATCCTTGCCGCAGGACCGACGCGCCTCGGCAGCGCGGGTGGCGTAGCGCACCTCAAGGGCGGCGCTGAACCGAGCGGTCGCAGTCTTCAACCGATTGCTGGCGTGATCCAACTCGCTCTGAAGGGCGGCCAGTAATTCCACAGGCATCTGTGCCAGATCGCCGGTGGACATATTGAGCATGTCATCCACGCTCGGGGTGTTTTCGGGGAAAGCCATAGAGGCTCCTTTCAAGAGGGATCAGTGGGCTGCGATCAGCCGCTCAGGGATGGAGGTTGCGGGCGACTTGGGCCGGGCGACGGCGCGGTACTCAAAGAGATCCGGGCCGAGGCGTTCCTGCACGAGATGCACCAGATTTTGCTCGGAGGCGCGCCAGGCGGCATCCGCGATGCCACGCAACGTGGCCTGCTGGGAGGGCGTAAGGCGCGACATGAGCGCACCTGTATCCACCGCTAAGAACCCACGGTGGTAGCTTATGGCCGCCCCAGGGTCTGCAAGCGAAACCCAAGCATAAAAGCCGATATCGTCGCGGATCATCGCGGTCATCACGACACCTGTGCGCCGTGGGCTGCGTCGCTCCGGTGCAAGGCAGCAGCCTCAAAGGCCGTGATGTCCTCGAGCCGATAAATCACTCGGCCTCCGAGTTTCAGGTAATGTGGGCCCTCGCCAATCCAGCGCCAGCGCTCAAGCGTCCGATGAGAGATAGACCAGCGTCGGGCCAACTCCTTTTGGGTGAGGCAAAGTTTTGACTGCATCGTCGTCTCCTGTCTTGGTTACTCGGAGACAATGAAGAATGTCGGCGTGGGATGTCGTCGGGATCGCGGTGGGATGCAGTGCCGGATCAAGACACTGAGAAATTTCAACGCTCTAAAATGCAGTGGGGGATGGGCATCCGGCACCCATCCCCCAGCAGATCCCACACCCATCCCACATCACACGTGGGCGAGCGGTCCTTATTCGCAACGCAAACGGTAGTTCCCGCGCCCATCAGACTGAATCAATTCGCGCCACTCAGGTTTCGACTTGAAGACATCCACCATTTTCAGACTTCGGGACCCTGCTGCCGTCAGAATTGTCTTTCCATTCTGCCAAGGCTGCCCCGCTTCGGCCGCCGCGTGGAGAACCCGCACGACTTCAGCTTGGATGGCGCCGAGCTGAAAGCAAAAGCCCCGGTTGCGCACCTCGCGATAGCCTGCGGTGTAGATGAACCCTCGCTCTGGAGTTTGCCCATCGCCCGTGTGAAATCCTGACTTGATTTCATAGCGATCACGCTCACGGCGACGCATCAGGAGATCACCAATCACAACATATTGCGGCGCATAGTTTTCCGGAAAAGCGGCATAACCACAGCGCTCGTGACGAAACTCATTGAGATAAGCTTCCCCGCAGCGAAAGAGGTGAAAGACGTCGCAGGCGTGCAGATCAAGGAGGCCGCTAAACACCCGCTCCTCACAAGGCACCCGAAACTCTGCCCCATCGATGTCAGCGTCGTAGTCGCCAAACTCAAGAAGCTGATTGAAGACGCGGATGGACAGGCGGACTTGGTTGTTTTCTGCCAGGTAGATCAGATCATCTTCGTCAATAGACCAGCGCCGAAGGATCTCTGGCAGCGAATAGTACTCCTTCTCAATCCGCATGATTGCCTCCGACTCCCACCCTTGATGTTCACTTAATGTTCTATCCTCTTGACGATCCCATAGCAATCATGTCTTGTCCTATTATATCCACAACTGGATGGGGGTAAGATGACCGCGCATCATAGTTTGGCCGACCGTCTGCAGGCGCGCGCTGACCAACTTGGGCTCAGCCCTGCGCATGTCGCAGAGATGGCCGGGGTCAATCGCTCCTTCGTCTATGACATCCTGCGAGGCCGCTCGTCTCGCCCCGGGCTAGATCGCTTGATGGAGGTCGCGCGCGTCCTCAAGGTCGAAGTTGATTGGCTCATCCACGGCATTGGTGACATCGAAGGGCCATCACCTTTCTTGGAGAACCCCGATGAAACCTTCGTGCCAATCGCACAGGCCCCCGTGCGACCCTCCATGGGTGGCGGGTCCGTGGCGCTCGAAGACGATGATGAACCGGGCCGGGCCTATCACTTCCGTAAATCATGGATCAAACAAGGCCTGAAAACATCACCCGCCCAACTGCGCATTATGAAGGTCGAGGGCGACAGCATGGAACCCACGCTCTTTGACGGTGACACTGTCCTCGTTGACATGGACCGCAAGGCCCCAAACCCGCCCGGGATCTTTGTCCTGGATGACGGTATGGGCCTGGTCGCAAAGCGCCTACAACATGTCCCAAACAGCGATCCGCCCGCTGTTCGGGTGATTTCCGACAACAAACATTACCCGGAATATGAACGCACGGCAGATGAGATTGTTATCATTGGCCGCATTCGTTGGTTTGCACGCGAGATTTGACGAAGACGAGTTCCCGCTCCTGCATGGCGATGAGTCATTGCGCACCCAGTAGCTTTCCCTAGCATCTACTCGCGAACTCGCAGGTTTTCACCAACCAACTGTTTCAACTTGATTATCAGGCGCTGGCCAGGCCCAAGTGGCGTTACCAACCCAAAAGGCAATCCCATGCTTGATGATCCAGAAACCCTGATTTCAGGGCCCAATCCTCTATGCCCCGACCGCATGACGGCAGATGAACGTCGCGCCGAACTCTATCGACTGCTAGCCAGGGCCGTGATGCGGCTCACACGCCGCGATCGCGACCATCTATCCCAGAAAACAGGAGACGGTTCGCTACACTTCCCACCCAAACAGAGCGGTACTGAAACTCCAACTCAGAGGAGAACTTCATGACCGACCAAGATCCGATCCCTGCCCGCCTCGCCGCCCTTCCCCACACACCAATTAAAAAACTCAAGGAGCAGTGGCACGATCTGTTTGGCGATGCACCCCCGCCCTTTTCGCGTGCAAGTCTCGAGCACCGTCTGGCCTACCGCATTCAAGAACTGGCCTATGGCGGCATCGATCCCAATACGCGTCGCATCCTTGATGGCCTCGCAGATGAAGCCGAGGGACTTGTGCGCCACAGAAGGCCATCAGCAGATCCCCGCAACCCAGTTACTGGCACCACCCTTGTACGTGAGTGGGATGGTGTGGCCCATCACGTTACGGTGCAGAAAGATGGCTACGAATGGCAGGGGCGGACATACAAGTCCCTCTCAGCGGTTGCCCGAGCGATTACAGGATCCCGGTGGAATGGCTATCGCTTTTTCGGCCTGCGTGCGCGCAAGCGGGAGCAAGCATGATGGACACCCCTTCCCTCCCGCACCGTCGCCTTCGCTGCGCCATCTACACTCGCAAATCCAGCGAGGACGGATTGGAGCAAGAGTTCAACAGTCTTCACGCTCAGCGCGAAGCTTGTGAGGCCTACATCACGAGCCAGCGGTCTGAGGGGTGGGTACTGGTACGCGACCAATATGACGATGGTGGCGTCTCAGGCGGCACACTGGAGCGCGCCGCCTTGCGGCAATTGTTACAGGACGTTGAGGCAGGCCTGATCGATGTGATTGTCGTTTACAAAATCGACCGTCTTTCCAGGTCCCTGGCCGACTTCTCAAAGCTCGTTGACGTTTTTGAACGCAATCATGTGACCTTTGTGTCTGTCACCCAGAGCTTCAACACCACCACCTCAATGGGGCGCCTCACCCTGAATATCCTTCTGAGCTTTGCCCAGTTTGAGCGGGAGGTCACCGCCGAGCGTATTCGTGACAAGTTCGCGGCAAGCCGCAAAAGGGGTCTTTGGATGGGTGGGAACATTCCCTTCGGTTACGACCTTGATAATCGCAAGCTTCGTGTGAACCCCGAGGAGGCCGCGACATTGCGGCGTATCTTCGAGCGCTTCGTGGAGTTGGGCTCTGCCACGGTGCTGGTCAAGGAGATCCGCGCTCAGGGCGTTGTTGGCAAAAAGGGGCGACCCTTTGACAAGAGCGCCCTCTATCGGCTGCTCAGAAATCGACTGTATCTCGGTGAAGCCGTGCACAAGGGGACATCCTACCCCGGCGAACATGAGGCCATCATTGACCAAGCGCTGTGGGACAAAGTCCATGGAACCCTAAAAGAAAGCCCGCGCAAGCGCGCGCTCCACACACGCGTCAAAATCCCAGCCCTCCTCAGGGGGCTTATATTTACGGCCACCGGGATCGCCATGACCCCAACCAGCACAAATAAGGGGAACCGACGCTACCGCTACTACGTCTCTATGGATCTCATCAAATCCAGAGATATCGTGGATGATGGCATACCCAAGCGTCTACCTGCGGGGACCGTAGAAGACGCTGTCCTAAAAGAATTGCGCCGGATCATCCGCGCGCCAGAAACAGCAGCGCAAGTCATAGCAGCGCTGA